AGCGTGTCGGGCGTCTGGTTCAGCCAGTCGAGGTTCTCGGCGTCGGGGTCGAGGCCGCCCGGCTGGCGGAAGAAGGCCCAGCCCTCGGGATGCGTCTCCTCGGCCAGCTTGTACCACCAGTGGTCGTTGTCGGGCGGGTTGGTCGAGGCGATGATGCCCGACCAGGTGCAGCCGCCCATGGCCGCAGAAGGGTAGCGCCCGACGCGGCCGGTGAGCCCGTCGACCACCGCCTTGGGCACCTCGCGCGCCTCGTCAATCCAGGCGCCGGTGAGCTCCATGCCCAGCAGCTTGGCGATGTCCTGCGGGCGGTCCAGGCTGACGAAGATCACCTCCAGGTCGAGCTCGCCCTCCTGGATGTGGTGCGTCGGCGGGCCGGTGTCGACCCAGCGGCCGATCGTCGGCGGGATCCATTGATGCCAGGTCTTGATCGTCGTGGTGCGCAGCTCGGGGTATGTGTTGCGGATCACGGCCCAGCGGGTCTTCCGTTTTCCGTCAGACGTCAACTGCTGCTGCTGCGCGCGGCGCAGGATGTCCATCACGCACACCGTGGACTTGCCAGAGCCGAAGGGTCCGAGGATGCCGCGGAAGAATGAGTCGTCGAGCATAAACGCCCGGGCCACCGGCCCAGGCGGGGCGTAGCGGATCTGCGTCGCCGCCATCAGTCGCTGCCAGCGCGGAACAGCGCCGCCAGGCAGAACCCGATGCAGACCCCGGTGCTCAGCCAGGCCAGGTAGACGGCGAACTCAGTCACGCGGCACCTCCTGCGGGAGGAAGCCTGTGCCCCGGCGCGCGGCCTCGCGCGCATGCACCTGGTCCAGCCACTCGGGGGTTGCCGGAGCGGCCATGGCCTCGGCCAGCGGCGCCGCAATCTCCAGCTCGATCAGCTTGTCGATGTAGTGGCGCGCCTTGCGCAGATCCTCGACCGGCGCGCCCTTCAGGTCGCAGCGCGCCAGGTACTTGATGGCGTTGCCGCGCAGGAAGCCGCGGAACTCGGCCGGCGTCATCCAGGCGCGCATGGCGTCCCAGGGCTGGATCTCCATGTCGCGGTAGTGGGAGCCGCCCACCTGCTGCTGGCGCGCGCTCATGCTTGGCCCCTTGACTTCAGCAGTTCTTCGGCCGCCTGCACCAACCCCCGCAGGCATTCCAGCGTCACCACGATGGACTCGCTGTCCTGCTCGACGATGAAGAACGTCGGCTGCGTCGTGAAGCTCTCCGGGTCGATGCGGATGTCTGGCTTCAGCCCGCTGCCGTTGTCCACCTCGAACTCTCTCGGTCGAATCATGCCTTTCTCCCCAGGTCGATGGCGATCGACAAGCCGACGCTGCCGCTGTGGTGCTGCTCAATGCGGTCGCCGTAACGCTCGGGCCGCTTCTTGGCGAGCTGCCACTTGAAGGTGTCGACCTGCATGCGCTTCCAGGCCACCCATCCAGAGTCGACCTTGCCCTGCATGTCGGCAGGGGGCTCTTCCTCGACGATCTCGCGCAGGCGCTCGAACTCGACCTCGGCGCCAGTCGCTCTCGCGCGGGCGTACCGTTCGGCCACATCCTCATCCTGCTCCACCCAATCGAGGAATGTCGGCGCCTTCACGCCTTCCTCACGGCACGCGCCGCGCAGGCTCTGCCCATCGGCCAGCCTCTCGCAAACACGCGCCACCAGATCTCGGTCAATCGCCATGATGGTCCATTCTAGTCATCGGTGGGGTTTTCGCAACATCATCCTCAAACCACACGCCAGGCTTGCCGCGGTTGCCCCGGCTCCACTGCTCGACGATGGCCGCCTCCAGCTTCTCGCGCCCGGCTTTTCCCCGGACCTTCTCGACGCCCGCCAGCCAATCCCGCAGCCAGTGCCGGCCACGCTGGACCCGCCAGGCCAGGAGCTGGCGCACCTCGCAGCGGTGGCGGTGCTGCTCATCCGTCACGCAGCACCAGAGCCTGGATGTCCCAATGCCCCATGCCGCGCATCATGCCGATCAGCGAGGCGTCGTCGGTCACGCGCCACTGCCCGTGCTCGATGCCCTTGGTGCGAAAGCGCCAGGCCACCGGGTCCATGGCCTCAAAAGTGGCCAGCCGCATGTCGAGCTCGGTGTTCTGCTCCTGCAGGCTGGAGCAGTTGCTGCACCGCATCGGCTGCCCCGCAGGCACAGGCGCGCACCGACACTCCCCGTCGATGTAAAGCTCCCAGCAAATTCCGCAGATCTCCCTGCTCATGCCAGCCTCAGACCATGCGACGAAGACAGCCCGGTCTGCTCGTTGTAGAGCGTGCCCGTCACCCGATCGGCGAGGTAGGCCTTGCGACCGACCCGCAGCCGGGTGAACGTCTTGGCCTTCACCTGATCGCCCCAGCGCACCCACACATCACGCTCGATCGGCGCCGCGCCGACCAGCAGCCGCATGTCGTTGTCCATCACGCAGCCTTCTGCGGTGATGCGGACGTACTTCTGGCCGTGCGGCCGGTACTCCCCAACCTTGGCCTCCAGAAAAGCCGGCTTCTTGTCTGCGCTCATGCTGCCTCCTTCACAAACACCCCGTCCTCGCGCAGCGTGCCCTTGCGGTCCTTGATCTGCCCATAGGCGTGCTCCAGTGCGTCGACCAGGCTGATGCCGGCCAGGTCTGCGCCGATGATCAGCGTCACCAGGATGTCGCCGTAGGCGTCGATCGCCTCCTCGCGGTTGCAGCGGTGCAGCGCGGTGAGCAGCTCGCCCAGCTCCTCGTGCGTCTTGATGGCCTGCGCCATGGCGGTGCTGCGCGGCAGGATCTTGCGATCCTCGGCCCAGCGGATGACCTTCAACTCCAGTTCAGTCCAGCTCATTCGTTCTCCTTCCAGTCGTTTGGCACCTTCGGCAGCGGGGCCCATCCCCGCCACCAGTCAGACTTGCCGTCCCAGGCGCCATAGACGGCAACGCCCCCGCGCCCCAGGAGCTGCACTTTCGCGCTCACGGGGCAGGTCTGCATCGGTCGCCAGTAGTAGGCCTGGTCGACCGCAACGGTCTTGTCGGATGACAGCTTGACGCTCACGCAAGATCCCCGGTCGCCACCAGCGCCGCGGCGATCAGCGCATCAGGCACGGTGACGCCGGACTTGACCAGGTCGAGGATGCGGTGGCCCTGGGCGGCGCTCATCGTGGCGCCTGGTAGCCAGCGGTTGCTGCGCATCATTCCTCGGCCTCGAACTTCTGACGCAGGCCCAGCTTTCCACGCAGCGCAGCCAGCGCCTCCATGCCGCGACGCTTAGCCTCCGGGTTGATCTTCACGTTGGGATCGTAGGCGATGGCCTGCTCACCCTGCCTGGGCACGGCCGGGCCCTTGTTGCACGAGTCGCGGAAGGCGATCGCGCTCGGCGGGAAGTCTGGGTGCATGGCACGCAGCGCGTAGTCCAAGCTGGGGCGGTAGGTCAGGAACCTGCCGAGCTGGTCGCGCCAGACCCCGCGCACCAGGCCGGGATCGACGCCGTCCCAGTTGCGGGTGAAGGCGGTGCCGTAAACGGCGGCCATGTAGCCGAAGATGTAGTCGAGGCCCTCGTCCTCGGTGCAGTGATCAGCGGATGAGCTTGACATTGTTGCCTCCCATGATGCCCCGCGTGAGGCCTTGCAAAACGGTGCGGTTTGCCTCGCCCTGGCGCGTCATGCTGGACCCCTGCTGGTCGCGCACCCATTCCGCCTTGAAGCCAGTCCACCCGCGTGCGCAGCAGTGCTCCAGCGCCTGCTCCAGGCTGAGCCCGGCTTTCTCGCATTCACGCTGGATCCCAGCCAGCGCAGCCTCGGTGACCGGCGCTTTCTTGGCCCGGCGCAGCGTGAGGAAGCTCTCCCAGACCTGGTCGGTGACGTCAGCCGGCTTGTCGGTGGTGGCCTTCTTTTTCCCTACTGCGATAGCAGTAGAGGAATGGTGTCTGGTGTCTGGTGTCTGGTGAGCATTGCCTTCGCTATGCGTTCGCATTGCGTCCGCATTGCCATCGGTATGCTCGGGCTCACGATTCCACCGTGCGTCCGCACTGCGCTTGGCCTTCGTTCGCTTGTCCTGGTAGCGCGAGATTTCCTCGTCGCACCGCTTGTTGTGCCAGCCGTCATCGGCCAGCACAAAGAACTCTTTCAGGACCACGGCTACGGCCTCGCGCTCCTCGCGCGTGCGCGCGCCCACGAGCCGCTGCACCGCGGCAATGTTGGCCGGCAGCGGTCGCTCGTCAGCGTAGTATTTGCGGATGCACCGGCTGTAGGCGGCGTCCTCGACGAACGAGAGATGCGCGGTCGCCTGCGCATAGTCGCCGAGGTGGTGCTCGTAGTAGTTCAAGATCAATCCCCATCGGTGGACGGCCCCAGTGTGAGAATTACCGGGGGCGCTCCACCATTGCGGTGGTGATACGGCATCTGAGGCCGTCCCCGATGGAGACTGGTCTGCGATGCCCCTTTTGCGCTTCTCACGGCGCGTTGAGCATTCTCACTCAGAACGGCAAATCATCGTCCATATCCTGCAGCCGCGGTGGGGCTTTCCTGGACGGGGCCGGGGCAGGGGCCGGCGCGCTGGCCTCGCCCTTCGGCGGCAGCTCCACCTGGTCGACCGTCAGCCGCAGCTTGGTCTTGGTGCTCCCGTCCTTGGCCTGGAACTCCTCCTGCGCCAGGCGCCCGCTGACGGTCAGCTTCTGCCCCTTGGCGATGTAGGCGGCCAGGCTCGTGCCGCGCTTGCCCCAGAGGTTGCAGTCCAGCCACATGGTCGCCGGCCTGTCGCGCGTGCCGGTGTCAACGGCCAGCGGCCAGGACAGCACCGGCTCGGCGCCGGCCTGACGCGACTCGGGTTCGCGGCCGACTCGGCCGGTGAAGACGCAGAGGTTCATTCCACAATCCTCCAGTCTTCGGCCAGCATGTCGCTCTGGCTGGCCACCCAGCCTGGCAGCATCGCCCGCCTGCCCGAAGCATTGACCGTCCACATGTCGATGTGCGGCAGGATCTCGCAGAACTCCAAGCCCAAGGCGTTGGCGTATGGCGTGCCAGGCTTGAGCTGCGCAGCCGGCGTGCCGGGCACAAGCATCAGCCACATTTCCTTGCCGTTCCAGCCGGCGCGCGAGACGCGGCGACCCTGCTTGAGAGCCTCGATGGCATGGCCGAACGTCATGCCCGAGGTTTCGCGGTAGGCGCGCGCGAATACGTCGGCCGGCGACCATGAGATGTAGCCGGCGTGGCGGCTATCGTTTCCTTTGCCGCCGTCGTGGTACTCCACAAGGAACCCCTCGTCGGCGCCGTTCTCGTTGGCCGGCAGCTCCCAGCCGCGATAGGCGTTGTATTCCGCGCGCGTCATCGGACTGGCGCTGACCAGCTTGGTGCCAATGTAGGTTTTCATGCCGCCACCTCTTCGGCGGCAGATGCGTCCTCGACAGGCGCAGGGGTGTCGCCCGTCAGCAGCGCCACGAGCTGCTCCTGCGATGCGACGGCAACGCCGAACGTCTCGCGCGCTGCGTGGTTGCGGGCCTGGGCGGCGTTGGCGGCGCGGATCAGGCGCTCGTCGCCGGTTTCAGTGTTGCGGACCAGGTAGATCCTTTTCGGTGCCTTGCTCATAGTTGCTCCAAGTTGCGGATGGTGATCGCCACCGACCCAGGCGCGGCCGGCGGCATGCGGGTGATCGACAGGCGGTCGATCTGCTCGTCGTCCTCAAGCACGCCAGCATGCACCAGCGCGTCGAGGAGAGATTTCAAGATGTTGTCGAGGTCACGCCGGCGGCGGTCGGGTGGACTCGCTTCGATGGCGACGTCAAGGCGCCCCGTCATTGGCCTGTGGATTGCGTGGAGAAGCGCCGACTGCGCAACCAGAGCGCGATACACGCGGCCCTCTGTTGACACAAGGTGACGTCCAGCAAGGGTGCCACTCGACGGGTGGCGCCAGTAACGGTTGACCGAGGGAGGCCAGCCCACGCGCATCGTGATCATGCTGCGACCTCGCGGCCCCAGACGATGTCATGCGCTGTCAAGTCCACGCCCGTGTCCCACGCAAGCTGCAGCACCTGCCGCTGCATGCCGCTTGGCACTCGGCCGGTCGACGACCAACGGGAGATGGTCGATGGGTCGACGCCTAGCAGGCGCGCCAGTTTTCTTACGCCGCCAAAAGTCTGCACCACCAAAGCGCCAGGTGGAATCAGTCGAGTGTTTGACATTCCGCAACGATAGCACATTGTGGTGCGTCAATCGCAACAGTTTCCCGGCTTGCGAATCGTGCTGGGCTGAGCAATGGTGCGACATGCCCATCGATACCGAATGGTTCCGCGACCGTCTGGCCTCCCGCAAGCTCTCGCAGCGCGGGCTGGCCAAGGCCATGGGCGTCGACCCCAGCGCCGTCTCGCTGATGTTCCGCGGCAAGCGCCGCATGACCGTTGATGAGGCCAGCCAGGTCGCGGTCCTGCTGCAGTCCACGACCAACGAGGTGCTGGCCGCGGCCGGCGTGGCCGTGCAGGGTGGCCAGCGCGTGCGCATCATGGGCTATGTCCAGGCCGGTGGCCGCGTCACCCTGGAGGCCGAGGGGCTGCACGACACCGTCGAGGCGCCGCCAGGCCTGCCGGTCGACGCCGTCGCCATCCAGGCCCGGCACGGCGGGCAGGAGGACGGGTGGATCTACTACCTGTCAGAGACGCACGCGGCGCCGGCCCAGGCGCTCGGCCAGCTCGCCGTCTGCGCGGTGCGCGACAACGGCCTGCTGCTGGCGCATGTGCGCCGGGGATACCGGGGAGGGGCCTTCAACCTGGCGCCCACCGGCAGCGCAGAGCAGACCAACGTGGCGCTGGCCTGGGCCGCGCCGGTGCTCTGGATCCGAACCTCTCCACCGTAATCCGAGGGAATTGCAGGGAATTGCACGACCCTATTGACGCGCCCCTTGTGTTGCGATGAAATCAACACCGTCGCTTCTGACACATCACAAGGAACCGCGCCATGACACCTCTGCAAATCGCTCAATCCGCCTGGGACAACATGCTCCCGCGTGACCACCACGACGACGCCACCGAGGCCGAACTCTCTGAGGCCGCTGACGAATTTCGCACCGACACCTTCGCCACCAGCATGTGGCTGTGCGACAACCTGCGCCAGCCCGAGGGCGAAACCACCTGCACCCGCCAATGGTGGGGCTGCCACAACAGCGAAGACATCGACGTCAGCAGCGCCACGGTCGACCAGCTCTGGGTGCTGATCATCGACGGCACCGAGCAACAGTGCCTGGCCGCCCGCGAAGAACTGCGCGACCGCATGCAGGCAGACTGCGCCGCCCAGATCGAAGCCCGCGTGCCATCCATCCGCGCCAGCAACATCCAAGACGCCCGCGAATACCAGGCCGATTGCTACCGTGACGACGCGCACCACTGGTTCTGACCCGTGGCCTTTCCCTCGGCGGCTGCTCGACTACCCCTTGCTGCCGCCGATCCCGAAAGCCCCGCCGCCTCCACCACCACAACTGCCGGATGAGCCGGCCCTGTTCTGAAAGCACACCATGCACACCATCGGACTTCACAACATCGTCTCCGTCCAAATCACGCCAACCAAGTCGCTGGGCATCCAAAACGCCGAGCACATGCGCGAGTGCTACCACCGCGACATCATCCTCACCGACGACCGCGGCAACAAGACCACGATCACCATCTTCGCGGACGAATTGCCCGAGCAGATCAACCTGGAGGCCAAACAATGAGCACGCCCACAACCCGCAAGTTTCCCCGCACCATGGCCGAGGCTTTCCCGTCCGACGCCCGGCACGCCTACGCCATCGAGCGCACGAGCCGGCGCATGGAGTCGGTCGGCAGCGTGCTGCTGGCCTGCGCCATCGGCATCGGCTTTGCGCTGGCCCTCGTCCACTGGTGGAGCGCCTGATCATGGAGCGGCACTACACCAACGGCACAGAACCCGACGTTCTGCCGCACTGGGAATGCCACGGACCCTGTCACCAGGGACGCATTCCATGCCCGACGCCGCACGCCTGCGAGCGCCCAGAGAACGACAGCCCCTACGGAACGAGCACCCTCTTCCTGGCGGCCGTCTGCATCATCATCGCCGCCTTCTTGGCCGGCCTTACCTACGGAGTGATCTTTCGATGAACCTCACCGACACCGGCGCCGAGCAGCGCACACACGCCTGGCTGATGGCCAGGCTCGGCCACGCCACCGGCAGCCGCTTCAAAGATGTCATCGCGCGCAAGAAACCCACCGAGGCCCAGCAGAAGAAAAACCTGCCAGGCGATTTCATGAAGGTCCGCACCGACTACCTTGTCGAGCTGGCCGTCGAGCGCATCACCGGAGAGCCGACGCAGCACTTTGTCAACAGCTACATGCAGTGGGGCATCGACAAGGAGCCCGTCGCCAAGGCCCGCTACATGGAGCACACCGGCCACGAGGTCGAAGAAGTCGGCTTCATCCGTCACCCCGACCTGCACGCCGGCGTCAGCCCGGACGGCCTCGTGCCGCTGGAAGGCGCGATCGAGATCAAGTGCCCGAGCTCGGCAAACCACTTGGCCACGCTGCGCGAAGGTATGCCCGACGACCACATGGCCCAAGTGCAAGGCTGCATGTGGGTGACTGGCGCCGCCTGGCTCGACTTCATCAGCTTCGACCCACGCTTCCCGCGCGGCCTCGACCTCTACGTCCAGCGCATCCACCGCGACGAAAAGTTCATCTCCGCGCTAGAGGCCGAGGTCCGGCTTTTCCTCGCCGAGCTCGATGAGATTACCGCATCACTGAAGGAGAGAATGCAATGAGCGCCCCCGCCGTTTACGCCGCCATCGCGGCCTGCACCAAGGCATTGAGCCGCACCGGCATTGAGAAGAGCCGCCAGAACACGCAGCAGGGCTTCGCCTTCCGCGGCATCGACGACGTCTACAACGCGCTGTCGGGCGTGCTCGCGCAGCACCAGCTCTGCATCATCCCGCGCGTCGTGCGCCGAGAGGTGACCGAGCGCCAGACCCAGCGCGGCGGCGTGCTGTTCTACGTCGTCGTCGAAGTTGAGTTTGATCTGGTCTGCGCAGTGGACGGCAGCACGCACATGGCGCGCTTCTGCGGCGAGGCGATGGACTCAGGCGACAAGGCCACCAACAAGGCCATGAGCGCCGCCTACAAGTACATGGCGCTGCAGCTCTTCTGCATCCCGACCGAGGCCGACAACGACGCCGACGCCAGCCACCACGACGTCGCGCCGCAGGACAACGGACCTACCGAGGCCGGCAAGGCGGTGCTGGAGGCAATCGCCGCAGCCGACACGCAGGCTGCCGTGCAGGCCATCAAGCCGCGCATCATGGCGCTGTCAGGCGCCGACCGACAGGCCGCCATCGCAGCCGGCACAGCCCGCATGGCCGCACTGCGCCAGCCGGAGGCCGCTGAGTGAACTGTCCCGAATGCATGGCCTGGTCCGAGGTTCTTCTGACCCGCGCGCCCAGGCGGCGCCGGGAGTGCGCCAACGGCCACCGCTTCACAACCCGCGAACACTACGAGGATGAAACCGTGACCATGACCTACCTCACCCCAGGCGACCTGGCCCAGCGCTGGCGCATGGACGTCAAGACCCTGAGCAACTGGCGAGTCCAGGGCAAGGGCCCCGCCTACGTCAAGCTCGGCGAAGGACGAAACACCAAGGTGCTCTACCCGAAAGAAGCCATCGAGGCCTACGAGCAGGCCGGCATTCGCCTGCCGGCCAACGTGGAGGGCGCGGCATGAACGACCAGGTGCAGACTTTCGCCACCGCGCTGCTGCGCGACTGGCCCGACCAGGTGGGCGTCGAGGGCTACGACCTACTGCACATCGCGCTGCGCGCCGGCCTGCTGGTCGAGACGACCGAGCGCCGACCCTGCGGCGACAACTGCCGGTGCATCACCGCATACGACCCGCACGAGTGGAGCTACGGCGTCACCTGCTACCGCATCAACCCATCACTGAGGATCCCGGCATGAACGCACCAGATCAAGCGCTGCAGGCCGCGCTGACCAGCGTCGAGGCCTCGGCCCCAGCCGACTGGAAAAACGCAGCCACGGCCGTCCTGGCGCGCCTGGCGGCCAGCGGCGAGCCGTTCACCACCGACGAGGTGTGGGCGATGCTGCCGCAGCCGCCAGAGCCGCGCGCGCTGGGAGCGCTGATGCGCCACGCCGCCAGGGCTGGGAAGATCCGGCGCGTGGGTTGGCGCGCCAGCTCGCGGCCCGAGTGTCACTGCCGGCCGGTGGCCATGTGGACGGGCGACTGACCCACTAGATCTAGTACGAATTTCCGATTGGCCTGGCTCACGCCGGGCCTTTGTCATTTCAAGGGGTTAGGGGCCTGAATGCAGGGTCCATTCGCATAATCGATATACGGGTACAGTGGCTCTGCCCTACTAGAACTTGTTGCGCGAGCGCTTTGGCCGTCCCCTGCTGCGGATCGCGTCGAGCCGCTTGTTGCACCGGCTGGCCATCATCCGCACCTGTAGCATGACCACGCCAGGCTTGTCATTCGACAGGCGCGCCAGGTGATCCAGTTGCGTGGCAAGGCCGTGCAGCTCGTCGGCCACGCGGCGCAGGTTGCACACGCTCTTGAGCGGGATCTCCAGGCGCACGACGTCGCCGATGTAGGAAGCCTCGACCTGGTCGATCTCGTCTCGCTGGTGCATGAGACAGACCTACCACATCTGGTGCGATTTTCTCAAGGCTGATGCGGCATCGCCCACAAAGAAAAACCCCGGCGCAAGGGCCGGGGCGAAGCTCCTGGTGGGAGCAGGGGGAGGAGACAACGCGAAGGATCGCGCAGCAAGTCTACATCAGGCGCGGCGCTTGTCCCACACAGACCAGCCCACGCCGGCAGCAGCCGCGGCGCCGCCGATGATGGCGTCCATGGTCTGGCCGTCGACGCCGTACTTGACGGCCATGCCGCCAGCCAGGGCGGTCAGGATGTGGCGCACCAGCGCCTGGATCACGAGAGCATTCATCTTCAAGACTCCATCAGGTCCGCGATGCGCCTGGCCCAGCCGCGGGAGAACGCTGGCCAGTTGGACAGCGAGGCCATCATGCGCAGGCGCTGCGCGAGGATTCGGGATTTCAGGGCGGCGCCGTCCAGCAGGTGGACAGCCTCCATGGTCTTCGGGCCGATCACGCCATCAGCCAGCACGCCGGCCGCGCGCTGCAGCCACTTGATGGACTGGCCCACACCGCTGTTCACGGCAGCGTCGAAGACGACGTAGCGCACCTGCATGGGCAGCTCGTCGGCGCGCACCGCGTCCCAGTATTCGGAGCGGTAGATCCGCTTGGCCAGGTCGAGGGGCAGCTCGGCCATGTTGCCACGGTAACCGACGCGCCTGGCAACGGCCTCGGTGATCCCGTAGCGGGTCTTGCCGCCACGGTCGTCCGGGTGGTCGCTAAAACCGCCCTCGTGGTGCAGCACCTTGCCGCTCGCCGTCTCGAAGTCCATGAGAGATCCTCCTCGGTGGTGAGGCTATCGCATCAGCGCGGCCCCGGCAACGTCGACAGGAAGGCCACGATCTTCATGGCGACCGCCGTGATGGCGCTGCTGAACCCGGCAATGGCCAGCAGGGTCTTCCAGCCTCCGCGGGCTTCTGCCAACGTGCGGTTGATCTTGGTGAGCTGGTCGAGCACGCTGGCCATGTCGCCATGCAGTCGGTCGACCTGGGCCTGCAGCGCCTCGATCTGGGCGTCATGCTTGCCAAGGTCACGGTGGACTTCCATCTCCATCGGGGCCTCACTCGTAGTGGATGTTGATCGTGCCGGCGTCGAAGGTGTCGGTGCCGTTGCTTGTGGTCAAGCGTACCTGCGTCAGCGCGCCCGACAGCGTAACCTGGCCGCCGGTGACGAACGTGCGGGCCGAGGATGTCTGCGCAAACGTGCCGCTCGCAACCCAGATGTGATTGGTTGGGTCCACGCAGGTGAACTCGATGGTGCCACAGTAGATGTCAGCGGCGGCCGGCGCGCTGTTGTAGATGTCGAAGCCGGCCGTCTGGTTGGCCGTGGCCACCACTGCAGCGATCACGCTGCCGGCGCCCAGGTAACCGCTGGTGGCAAAGCCGCCAGAGGTGCCGAGCCGGAACCTCAGCAGCGCCGTGCTCGACAGCGACACGCCGTTGAGCGAGACGATGATGCGCCGCACCCAGCTCGGGATGCCGGTGAAGTCCTTTTCGGTTCCCGAGGTCGTCGTCGTCGGCGTACCGTGCGTGAAGGGCTGGCTCATCTTGGCCGGCGTCACGGCATTGGCCGCGAGCTTCGCGGTCGTGACGTTGAGGTCAAGGATCTTGGCCGTCGTCACCGCATCAGTGGCCAGCTTCGCGGCCGTCACCGCGGTGTCCGCGATGTCGACCGTGACCACCGCCTGGTCGGCGATCATCGGCGTGGTGATCTGGGTGAGCGCCATTCATCGGCCCTGCCTTTCGTCAATGGTAAGAATGCCCTTCATTTCGCGTCACAGCCAAGTGAAGGTACTGGCGCTTGCACCAACGCCGACAACCTCTGCCAGCAGCGTGACGTTGCCGATGGCGCCGCTTGCGCCTGGGGTCATCGAAACTGTCCACACGCCACCAGCGTTGGAGATCGAGTAGGTTGGCGTGCTGGTCAAGCCGTTACCGGCCTGCGTGGTGTTCACAATGGACGAGTTGCTGTAGTAGCTGCCGTCTTGGTGGAAGGTGAACACCACTTCCTGATAGATCGCGCCGTTCTGGAACGAGCTGTCGTTGCCCAGCATCTTCAGCATGACAAAGGCGCTGACGGGGTTGCCCGTCATCGAGAAGCTGAAAATGTTGGTCGCGGTTGCGCCGATCGCTTTGGAATACTTCTCTTGGCGCAAACCAGAGGTTTGAGATCGCAGCGCGTATTGATTGCCTGTGGCGTTTTGCAAAACGTCGATGCCATTTCTCAGCCAAATCGACCCGCCGCCGTAGCCGATGAATGTGTTTCCGTTCGTCGGCCAGGTGCTTCCGTTGTCAACCAGGGTTGCCCCGTTTTGGATGACAAGGTTGAACGAAGTGCCTGCGGTTTGGAAATTATCAAACTGGCACGAGTTTGCCGTGGTGATGCCGCCGTCACTGTAGAAAAGTGCCGTTGTCCCGCTTGACGCGCCGAATACATAATATGACCGACAGGTGTTCAAAGTTATGCGGGAACTGATGTTTGCCAGCGCGCCAACCGCAGAGGCAATCTGCACGTTTTCAAAACCGCACCCGTTTAGGGTCAGCCTCGAAAGTTCGAAGTAGTACGCGCAGTTGCTGATGTTGTCAGACCCGCACCCGTTCAACACGCTGTAGTCAAGGCCGTACAGCGACCAACCGAAATGACAATCCCGGGCCCAACAGTTGTTGGCGCAGACGCTGGTCCCAGTCACCCCTCCGGTTCCGTCGTTTGCCCACACAAACCCGTAGGTTGTGCTAGCCCAGCCGTAGTTGTTTCCGTTCAAGCCTCGCTGCGTGTTTGCATTGCAAATCACGCGCGTCATTTCAATCATCCACGCATCGTGGCAATACACGCCGTAGCGGCACTGGAACACCGTGACGTCTTCCAGTTTCCATTGCGACATGCGTGGCGCATAGATTCCGTAGTCAACAATATAGCCGTCGCTATACAGCGTCAGCCCACTGATGACGCAATCGTAGTTGTAGTCGTTGTTGGGGTGGCGGCAGATAATGATGCAGTTCTTGACGTAGGAGTCAGTCACTGCGCCGCCGCGCGCCGTATTGCTCCCAACCCCGGATGTGGTTGTGGTTTTCTTGATGACGACGTTGGACTTGCCGGATCCAAACAGAACCGCCTCGCTGTCCAAATAAAGGGGCGAGGTTGTCTTGTAAGTTCCGTCTGGCAGATAGACGCTGTTGCCAGTGTTCAGCGCGGCCTGGATTGCTGCGGTGTCGTCTGCAACGCCATCTCCAACAGCGCCGAAGTCTTTGACACTCACGGTTTCGCGCATCTTGTCTTGCGCCGTGCGAATAACCGCGCCCGTTCCGGCTTGCAAGAACGAACTGGCAGCCGAGTCCGTCGTGCCCTGCGGCAGCGCCTGGGCGTAGCGCACCAGCATCTGCACGCCATTGGGCACCGCCGAGGTGGTGGTCAACGTCGTGCCGCTCGACCAAAGGTAGTCCACCCCGGGGAGTTGCGTCACGCCGCCAATGCTGACGTCAAGGTTGGCCAGCGCGCCAGGGTTGGCCGCCAGCGTCCAGGTGGTCTGCACGCCGTTGCCGGTGAACGTCTGGGCGTAGGTGGTGCCGGCCGAAACGATGGTGGCCAGCGTCTGCGGCGTGACGTTTTGCAGCCCGGTGGCCGTCGAGTTCCAGCCGATCACGTTGTTTGCCGCAGGGCTGGGCAGTTGCGTCGAGGCGCCCGAGGTGTCGCCATCCGACAGCGTGAAAGAGCGCGCGATCAGATCCTTCAGCCGCTGCGCGATCATGGTCAGCTTGTCCAGCGCGCGCTCGTGCGTCTCGGCCGGGAAAGGGTCGTTGGGCTGGTAGTCGGTGAGCTGCGTCTCAGCGGGCGCGCGGAAGATCACCAGCGACTCTCCACCAGCCGGCGCCACCGTGCAGGTGACAGAGCCGCCAGCCGGCACGCCTGCGCCGGTGACGGTGTAGTCCGTGTTCAAAACCAGCGTGGTCTGCACGCCGGCCGAGGTGGTCTTGATGACCGTCAGGTCGGCCGAGGCCAGGAAGTAGAACGGGACCGAGAAGGTCACCGTGGATCCGTTGCCGGCGTAGGCAACGCGGGAGCTTGTGGTGCTGACGGTCATAGTGTGGCCTCGTCGGTTGTCGGATTATCGTGGCTGCTCGCGCCGGAACAACAGGTCATGCAGCGCCTGTTGCGGTGTTTCCGGGTGCGCCTGGTTGGTCAGGACGTCGGTGATGTACTCGCCGGTGATGCGGACCTGTGCGGTCGGCAGGCCGAGCACGTAGCCGCTGGCCTCCAGCGTGTCCCAGGCGACGTCGTCCCACGGCCGCTGGCCCTGCACCGCCTCGGGGATCCGCATGAAGGTGATCCGCGCCAGCTTGTCCATCGCGCCCACCACGGGCGACAGGCTGAAGGAGGGCGCGAACTTCATCTCGCCGTTTCCGGCGATGGCGATGAGCCTGGCCTCCAGGTAGCTCGACAGGTCGCGCACCACGGGGATGCTGGCGATCGGGTAGAGCAGGGCCTTGCGGATCGCCCACCAGATCCCGTCCTCGTCGTCGCCCGGGCCCTTGGCGGCCAGCAGGTCGCCGAGCACGGCCGGCAGGATCACGAGCGCCATCACGCGGGCCACGGCGCGCGGCATGTCCTCGACCCGGCGCGTGGTGTGCCCCAGGTCGCGCAGCCGCGCGTAGAGCACCGAGAAGGGCGAGTAGTACATGGTCAGCAGGCGCATCAGCTCGTTGTCGCGCTGAACCGCCGCCAGATCCTTGGTGCCGCCAGCGCCCTGCGACAGGCGCACGGCGCGATCGCCGGCCCGCACCGCGGCCTCCTCGGTCAGCCCCTCGGCCAGGCCCTGGCGGTAGGCGCCCAGCCAGGTCGGGATGGTCACCTGACGGTCGGCCATGGCGGTCAGGTAGAAAGCCGTCTTGCGCACCGCGGCCAGCGGGGAGTTGTCGCCCTGCATGCGGCGCAGCGAGTCGCGCACATCGCGCTCGATGGTGTCGGCGCGGAACTTCATCTCGCCCGACTTCTCGTAGACCATGTTGGTCAGCGTCTCGCGGTGGCTCGACCAGGGCCCGTAGCGGTTGAAGTCCACCAGCGCCTGGGTGAGGTAGCGGGGCTTGACCAGATCCATCGACGGCCCGAAGCCGGCGAACTGGGCCATCATGGTGCTGATCTTCCAGCCCATGGTGACGATGGCCATGTTCGTGCGGAACTGCATGATCAGCTTCGCGGCGCCCGTGGCCTGGTGCAGCGTGTCGGCACGGTCAGCCACCAGCACCTGCACCCACTTGTTGAGCTCGCGGTATTGCTCCTCGCCCACCGTGTCGATCAGGGCGGCCTTGATCTCGCCGTCCTTGAGGATCTTGTTCAGCGAGTAGATGGCCTCGCGGTGCGAGACGTCCTTGATCACGCGCGTGAGGTGCGAGGTCAGCACTTGCTCGAAGTCCAGCAGCACCGGCGCCTTCAGCGTCTCGACGCGCTGCTTGGTGTAGCCGCGGTCAGTGCGCGCGCGCCCGTAGGCATTGGCCAGGAACTGGCCCACCGACTCGGTTGCCTCGGCCTGCTTCTCGCCCACGGCCGACAGGCGCGAGTCGTAGACCAGCGGGAAGTAGCCGCCGGCCACCTCGACGCCGCCGATGGTCACCGGGGTGGCCTCGACCTTCGGGGGCGCGATGCCGGTGACGCGCTTCTCCAGCGCCACGATCTCGGGCCACAGCGAGTTGACCGTGTCCCACACGCCTTGCACGAAGCGCGCATCGTCGGCGGTGAGCTCGCCCAACGCTGATGCGATCGCCGCATCATTCCAGCCATAGCCATCGCGCAGGCGCTGCAGGTTGCTGGCGTTTCCGGTGTTCAGCGCCAGCGACAGCAGGGTGTAGCGGGTCACCGGGCCGTCGATGCCCGGCAGGCTGATGCCGGTCTTGTCGGCCATGCTCTCGCGCCACTCCTTGGGCATCGACTCGGCCAGCTCTTGCAGCTTGGCGGTCACCATGGCGTGCAGCTCGTACTCGCGGGTCTGCGCGTCGGCCGCCTGGTCGAACAGGTAGCGCGCCCAGGGGCCGTCGATCTTGCCGCCGTCCAGCCACTCGACGAGCTGCTCGACCTTGAGGTGCTTGGCGTCAAACCACTTCCACAGGCGGGCGCCCTTGTCGCGCACCGTCTCGCCCTTGCGGTTGGGCTTGCCGAGCTCGCCGGTAGGCTTGAAGTTGTCGCGCGCAGAGTCGAGGAGCTCGGTCTTCACGGCGTCGAACTCGATGGCCTCGCGCTTGCGCAGCAGCTTGTTCTTCAGCGTGGCCAAGTGCTCGATGTTCTTGACCGTGTCGCGCACGGCGCGCAGCTCGTCCACCGTGGCCTCGCGGTAGTTCACCCGGCGCACCTCGTCCAGCAGGGCGTCGGGAATGTTCACCAGCAGGCCCTGGCTCTCCATCTCCTCGACGAACTCCAGCAGTGACTTGCGCTTGGACAGCGCGGCCATGCTCACGCGCTTGAACTCGTAGCGCTCCAGGATGGCGTCGATTTGGTCGAGGTAGTCGGCGCCGGCCTTGCCCAGCTTCTCGCGCGTGGCCGCCTTCTGGAAGCGGCCCATGTAGTCGTAGACCTTGTCGATCTCCTGCTTGGCCTTGGTCGCCTCCAGGTAGAGGTAGTGGTTCATCAGCTCGCGCTGCTTCTCGGTGGCGGCGGCGACGTAGTCCTTCTTGGCGGCGGCCTCATAGGCGGCCTTCGAGGCGCGGCGCTCGGCCAGCAGGTACTGGTGCGGGTTGATGTCCTTGGCCTGCATCAAGCCGATGCGGCCCGCGGCGGCGGCGCGGAACACGGCCACCGATGGCAGATCCAGCGCCGTGCGCCTGGCCTGCTGCTCCTCACGCGACAGCGCGGCCAGCACCGGCTGCACCAGGCTCTGCTGCCGGCGCAGGGCGCGCAGCTCGGCGGCGATGATCTTGGCTCGCTCCTCGTTGTGGATGGCCTGCATGGCCTCCTCGGCGATGGTGCCGTCCAGCATCATGTCGCCGTACTCGCGCGCCATGCGGGCGTCCGTCTCGGCCTCGATGAGATCCTTGCGCGGCCGCATGTTGACCAGGGCCTCGACCAGCGCGGTGCCAGACTCGAAACCCAGCGTCTCGGCGGCGACGTCCAGCGTGGTGCCACCCTCCGCGGCGTAGATGCGCTGGAACCCGCGCGGCAGGCGCTTGAGGTACTCCTCGCCGTAGCGGCGCACCAGGTCGGCCTTGTCGAGCTTGATGGGCGTGCCGTCTGGCAGCTTGCCATCGGCCAGCGCCTTGAAGGCGACGTAGACCGGCGTGGCGTCCACCTCGGCCTCGACGTCCAGGCGCATCGCGGCGCGCTGCTCCTTCCACCATTTCTCGCGGGCGCGCTGGTACTCGCGCATGAGCTCGCCCTGCAGCTTCTCCTTGGCGGCCTCGCTCGCGGCCTCCACCGTCTTGCGGTAGGCGGCAAACTCGCCCTCGGTCATGCCAGCCTCGGCCGCGGTGCTGAACAGCGGCGCCGCGTCGAGCTGGCGCTTGGCGGCCTCAATCTCTTCGTCGGTGGCGTAGATGCGGTCCAGCACGCCGCGCACATCGTCGTTGAGCTGCACGTTCAGCGACTTCATGCTGCGGTAAATTAGCGACAGCCAGGCGCGGAAGCGCTGGAAGATCCCGCGCAGCTCGGCGCTCGGGGCCTTTCCCTCCATGAGGTAGGCCTCGTTGGCCCGGGCGAACTTCTCATGGTGCTCGACAGTGATCTCGGCGCGCGACTTGACGCCGAACCAGTCGAGCAGGGTCTGGTAGTCGGCCTTGATCTGCTCGGTCGCGTCGGCGCGCTCGGCCAGGTCGCCCAGCACCTCCAGCCAGAAGTGCCCGCTCTCGTGCAGGAAGGTCGAGAGGTCTGCCTTCTCCAGCAGGCCGATGGTGAACTTGCGGTCGGCGCCGAACTGGATGAAGCCGCGCTTGTCGCCGCTGTCGGCCTGGAAGAGCTTTACGTCGCCTTGGTCGCCGGCGCGCTGCGCATCCCCGCCGAGTACATCTGCACCGGGTTCTCCGACCGCGGTTTCTCCAGACTGGCGATCTGCGCTTTCAAGCCCTGAACGTATGGGTTGTCCGGTCCAAACTTGGCCTCCAGCTTGGGCAGCTTGACCTTCAGGAGTTCCAGTTGCGATGGCATCGATCTTCTCCTGATACTGATGGCTGAACGCCACCTGCGTGTCGTACCAGAACTGGCCGGCAAACGACACGCCTTCCACTGACGCAGAAACGCGCGCGGCAAGAGCATCGAGCTCGTCCGCTTTCTCTTGCATCCTAGCAGCAAGCGCCGCATCGTCCAACCCATTTAGGCTGTCCATGCCGTAGCGCTGCTCAAATTCGGGCACATACTGTAGCCGCACGCCAACAGCGGCCGGCATTGCGCCTGACCTTGCGTCAGCCATGCGGCGACCGTCGACGATGACGGTCAGAAACTCGACGCCTTCTTTGGCCAGGTCGGCCAGCAGCTTCTCCAGTTGCGCCTGCGCGGCCGCACTGCGGAAGTAGATCTCGACGCCCGGGCGATGCCGCAGCGGGTCGACCTGCTCGTTTTCGCGCAGCACCCGCGACAGGAAGGTCGAGTCCTGCTTGGCGGCCTGCGCCTGGCGCAGCATCTCCAGCCACAGCTTGTTGGCGTCGTAGCCCTCGCGCGCTACCACCTCCAGGTCAAGCGAGCGCTCGACGCCGCCGTAGCGGCCCTCGGTCGACACGGCCTTCGAGCCCAGCACCATGGCGCCGTTGTCGGCCTCGTAGATGGAGCGTCGGATCGCCTCGGCCAGCCGGGCCATGTCGGCGTTGGCGGGCACAAAATCCACGCCCTGCGTGTCCATCGACATCTGGATCGACAGGCCGCCGACAAACCGATCGACCTCACGCTCCAGCGCGGCGAGCTCGGCTTTGGCCGCCACCTTGCGAGCGTTGAACTCTTCCAGCTTGCCCCTGGCGCGCTCCACTGCGGCCAGCAGCTTGACGGCCTCGGCAGGCGGGCGCACCAGCTTCTGCAGCTCTTCCATGCGCTTCCTCGACCCCTTGTAGGGCTCGATCTCGCCGCTGGTCAGCTTGCGCAATTCTTCGATCTCGGCGGCGTATTTGCGCTCGTGCTCCTCGATGGCCTGGCGCGCGGCGGTCGTGTCCTGCGCAGCGGTCGTGACGTCGGCGCTCGGCGGCGAGGCGTCGATGATGGTGCGCAGCTCCTTCACGCGGGCCTGCTGCGAGGTGCCGGTGAGGTTGGCCTCCAGCTCAAACGAGCCGCCTTCGCCGGCGGCGTTCGTCCAGTCGTTGACCGTCCACAGCTCCTTCTCGACAAACCACACCACAGCCTGCAGGTCGTCGTCGTTGATGTTGGCCAGCGTGCTGTCGGTCTTCAGCTCAGCGTCGTTGCGGATGGCGTCGGCGGCCTTGTTGAACACCTCCTGGCCAAAGCCGAACTGCAGCGTTGTCGAGGCATCTTGGCGCATCTCGCCAGACACCGTCGACTCTGCCATGCTCGGGATGCGCCGGCCACCGGTCAACCGCTGCAGCATGCGCGCGGCCCAGACGTCGATGGTGGCGCGCTCGCGGAACCCGATCAGGTTGCCACTGAAGTTGAGCGCCTTTGGCGCGGTGCCGCCGCGAGCAATGTCGGGGTCGGCGTCTTTGACGATGCGCCACAGGTCGACCATCGCCCTGATGACGTTCTTGCCGTTGAACCCGTACTTGGCGCCGGACTCCTTGGTCGGCAGCAGGTTCTCGGGGATCTCGCGCGCGGCTCGCACTTCGGCCAGGCGCTGCTCAAATTCCTCCGACGTCAGCAGCGCGCGCTTGCTGTACTTGGAGGCCTCGTCGCGGATCGCCTTCTTGTCGGCGTTGCGGTTAAGATCCTTCCACCCTTGCTCAGTGCGGATCTCGCCGACCGTCTTGGCTTTTGGCTCGGTCGTGACCGTGCCGTCCTTTTCCTTGCGAAACCCGGTGGGGTTGTCCTGCTCCTCGGCCAGGCGCCGCGTCTCGTACTCCTTGCGCGCCGCCGCGACTGCATCGTCGATCTCGGCCAGGCGCTTTTGGCGATCGGGCTCGGTGGCCTGCTCTTCGGCCGTGAGGCGCGCCAGGTTCTCGTTGACCCACGCGCGCAGGTCCGTCTCGGTTGCTTCGACCTTGTCGGCCCACGCCTCCCACTGCGGGATGAGCTCGTCGAAGTCCCCGCGGCTCGCCCGGCGCAGCGCATCGACCGCGTTGAACCAGTTGTCGCGCACCGGCGTGTTGGGGCTCGTGGCGCCCAGCAGGTCAGCAAACAGGTCGCCCAGGCCGCCGAACTCCTTGCGCAGCCTCGCGCGCATGGCCTTGTACCAGCCGGCTTGCGCCAGGATGTTCTGCGCGTTCTTGTCGCCTGCGGCGGCGCGCCGGAACACCTTGCGCACCTCTTCAACCATGGCCTTAGCGGCGGCATTGGCGCGGCGCGCGTAGTTGGCGCTGCCTGCTTCGAGTTGCTTGCCTTCGGGGTCGGCGCTGAACCCATAGGGCACGTTCTTGTACTGGTGCTGCGCCTTGCCATCTTCGACGAGCGTGCGAACGTAGACCAGCGGCTCCCAGCCCTGCGCCACAGGGTGCGCCAGCTTATGCGCACGCACCGCCGCCTCGATCTCGGACACGGGCAGGCCTGTCGCCTTGGCCGATGCCGCGATTGCCGCGCGCTCTTCGGCGCTGATGATCGAGCGCGAGCCCATCTCGCGCTGGCCGCGCTCGGCCACCATCTGCAGGCGCTCGACCGCAGCCTGGTCGAACTGCTGCCCATCCTCGCCCGTCTGCTCCGACGCCTTAAGGATCAGCGCCTTCAGCGCCGCGTTGTCCATGTTGGCGACGTCGCCGCCCATCTGCTCGATGAACTGCGCCAGGGCCGTGAGTTGCTCGCGCAGCGCCGCGGCCTGCTCGTTGCGGAACTGCGGGCTGAATTGCCGGTTGCCGGTGACGTCCTCGGCCAGGGCGTCCAGCAGCTCCGTCTCGCCCAGCATCTCGTCGCCGCGCTGCATGAAATAGCCGGCCTCGACGGCGGCCTCCATGGCGGTGTCCAGGCTCATGCCGTTGGCCTGGGTGATCTTCTTCTGGAAGGCGCGGCGCGAGACGTTCTCGTCCATCGCCTTCGTCTCGCCCACCGGCTGCAAGCCGCCACGGTCGCGGATGAACTCGAACAGGCTCGGGCCGAAGGCCGCCGCCTCGGTCGGGATGTCGGCCGCGCGCAGCCGGTCGAGCAGGGGGTCGAGCGCCGTGTCGATGTTGGGCTGCTGCTGCAGGATGTCTGGCAGCGGGGTGACCACGCGCAGGCCGTAGGTGCGGTGCAGCTCCATCGGGTCGACGCCGGCGCGCTGCGCCAGGGTGGCGATGCTCTTGGCGTAGGTCGTGGCGTAGGCTTCGGCGGTGCTGCGCTCGAAGCGCCCGACCAGCTCGCCCATCACCTCCTGCTTGAGCTGCTCGATCACCGGCGTGGCCACCTGGCCAGACTCGGCGTCGATCATGGCTTCCAGCTCGGCCTGCAGCTCCTGCTGGCGCTGCTCCATGGCCTTGGCCTCGCGCATGGTCAGGTCGCCCTGGTGCAGCTTGACGTCCTGCATCAGGCCGGCGTGGTGCTGCGTGGCCGCCAGCTTCTCGGCGTAGTTCTCCAGCGGGATGACGACGTCGGTGCCGGCGGCCGCCGCTTCGGCGAAGTTGGCCGCGCCCACCTCGGCGGCCACCGCGGCCGGGTCGACGTTCTGGCTCTGAAAGTAGCGCGCGAACTGGTCGGCCGGGATGTAGACGTTCTCGACCGGGCCGCCCTCGCGCGCCTTCTTCACGAAGTCTCGGAACACCTCGGGCAGGCGCTCGCGCAGCTTGCTGGCCTGAGCCGACTCGCCCAGCGCGGTCATAAAGTCCTGGTTGCGCTGCGCGATCCGCACCTCGCGGATGTTCATGCCAGCGCGCACGCCGGTGGCAGGTGCGCCCACGCCAGCAGCGCCAGCAGCGCCCTCGGCCGTGGCCTGCAGCACGCGCTCGACGTCGCGCTCGATCGGCGTAGCCGGGAACTGCTGCCCGGGCGTAACACCCTGCGCCAGCTCGCGGCCCAGGATGACGGTGATCTCCTGCAGACCCTCGGTCAGTCCCTCGATGCTCGCGGCCTTCATCCACCTCTTGCCGGCGTCGGCAATGGCGGCGCGGAAGGTGGGGCGCTGCAGCAGGGCCTTGATCGCCTGCTTGGAGCCGCCGGCCATCAGCTTGTCCAGGCCTGGCACCAGCTTCAGCAGCGCGAGCTCGCCCACCGTCTCCAGGCCGGCGTTGAGCAGGCCCACCGCAGCGGCGGCGCCCTGCGCCACATCGCGGGGCATCGGCTTGCCGTTGACGTCCTTTAGCCCCTCGAACTCATCGAAGGCGAAGCCGGCCTCGGTCTTGTAGTTGTAGACCGTGGACATGGTGATGTATCCGGCCCGCGCGCCCAAGATCGCGCCGCCCGTCGCCGTGACCGGGGCCACCGGCGCCGCCAGGCCGCCGACAGCAGCGCCTGCCGTTGCGCCAGCCAGCGCGCCAGGCGCGGCCTGCGTCACGCTGGTGACCATCTGCCGGCCGGTGTAGCCGGTGACGTTGAGGAACCACGACAGCGGCGAGTCGCCCTTCTCGGGAAGCGCGTCCAGCGCCTTCATCTCGTCGGAGAGCTGCTTGCGCCGCGCCTGCTCGGCCGGCGTGATCGTGCCGACCATGGCCTTGTAGTGCAGGGGCCCGAGGTCTTCCTGCAGCGAGCCCTTGCTGATGCCCTGGCCGAAGGCGGTGAAGGCGCGCTCGATGCGCGTCAGCGTGCCGACGTCGTCGCGCGCCACCGCCGCCTGCTCGGTCAGGAAGTTGGCGGTGATCGGGTTGTCGCGCACCATGCGGCCGTAGTCGATGGAGCCGATGGCGGCGCGGCGCTCGGCCTGCGGCGGGTCCAGGCGCACGCTGTCCAGCGGCACGCCGACCTGCTTGGAGAGCTGCCGCAGCTTCGCCTCGACGTCGGGCTGGGTGTTCACAGCACCGGCCATGGCGCCCTGCAGCGCCTGCGCCTGGTCGCCCTGGATCAGGGCGCGATAGGGGTCTTCGTCGCGGATCAGCTTCGCGTAGTCGGTCACTGCAGTCCCTTGGCCAGCTTGAAGTAGTAGAGCACGCGCTCCTCGGTCACCGGCTGTCTGGCAGCCTTGAGTGCGGCGATGATCTGGTTGCGGTCAGCGTCAGGCACCACAATCTGGTCAGTGGGCTGCAGCTCGTAGGCGCGGCGGTCGTTGGTGCCAAACAGCACGCCCTTGACCGGCACCTGCGTGAACAGGCGGTCGACCTCCTTGTCGAGCTCCTCCGGGGTGAGCTTGCGTTTTGCCGCCACCTCGGCCGCGCGGATGTTCTGGTCGAGCATGCTGTAGACCTGCGCGACCTTCTTGGCGTCGTTGCTGCCGGGTTTCGGCGTCGGGTCCACGCCGGCCTCGTTCAGCCGCAGCGTCATGCGCTGCGAGGTGTTCATCACGCGCGTCTGCGCATCGCCGGATTTCATGTCCTCCTGCAGCTTCACGAGCTCCTTGAACTCGGCGTCGCCCAGAGCGCCCTTCAGAGCTCCGAGGTTCGTGCGCGCCAGCAGGCTCATGTCGGTGCGCAGGGGGTAGTAAATCTCCCAGTTGGTTTTCACCGGCTGGCCAGCGCTGATCTTGGTGGCGAAGTCGCGCACCGTGCCGATCTTGTCGCCGGGGATCTGCGAGCGCAGGCTGGCGGGCATGGCCTCGTAGGCGCCGCCGTTCGTCTCCAGCCACTTGTAGGCGCGGTCCAGCGCCTGCTCCTCGCGGGTCTTGTCAGCCTTCTCCAGGTCGGTCCATTGCCTGGTGGCCTCGTCCAGCGCCAGCTTGAGCCGCTGCGGGTTGTCCATGCCCACGCGCGTGCGCACCGCGTCATGCACCTGCTGCAGCGTCGGCCGATCCGGCGCGCCCTGGCCGTTGACGTACTGCGGCAGGATGGCGCCGACGTAGTCGCGCGTCTCCTTGGGCAGCAACTCCAGCCAGGTCATCTGCTTGACGGCGGGGTCGTTCTTGGCCAGCTCCACCGAGCGGTTGGCGCGCTTGACGGCGTCCTGCACCCGGCCGGGCCCGGCGTTGTAGGCGGCCAGCGCCTTGCCGACGTCGCCGCCGAAATCCTGGAGCTGCTTGGCAAGGTAGGCCTGGCCGAGGCGCCGGTTGTAGTCGGCGTCGGTCTTGAAGCGCTTTTCGTCCCACGGCAGACCGGCGAGCCTGGCCGCCTCGGGCCCGGTGCCAGGCATGACCTGCATCACGCCGGTGGCGCCCTTTGGCGACACGGCGGCTTGGCCTTGCGATCCAGACTCGCGGCGCTCGACCAATGCGGACAACCGCTGAAAGTCGTTGGGCATCGCCTGCGGGGCTTTCTCTTGCACCACCTGTGTGGCGGTGCCGATGGCCACGCGCGCGTCAAACTCCTTAGTGACCTTGCCTTGCAAGTCCAGCAAGTCCGGTGCGTTGATCTGCGCCGCGTTGTGCTTGAGGTAGGCCTGGGCGTAGGCTGAGTTGCCGGCGTCCAGCGCAGACATGATCACCTTGGAGTGAACCTTGGAGCGCGCATCCTGCAGCACTGCCGCGGCCGCATCTCCGACAATGCCCAGGCGTTTTGTCTCGCGTTGAACCGCCCCATCAATCCGCTCCAGGCTCATCTGGATCGTGTAGGGGTTCTGCCAGTCGCGCGTGGCGTTGTCCGTCTCGACGGCCAGCGTGCCCTCGTAAACGCTGCGGGCGTAGCTGTTGGACTGGTCGAGCACATGGCGCGCCAGGGCGTTGCGGTATTCGGCCTCAGCGTTGCCGGCGCGGCGCCGGAACATCTGGCGCTGCTCGTTGCTCGTCAGCGACTGCTCAATCTCCGACACCGCCGCGTTGAACCCGTTGGTGTAGGTCGGCACGACATCGGGCGCGATGGCGGCAGCGCCGCGCCGCGCGAGAAACCCCTTGTCGGGGTCCATCATCAGCGACACCTGGCGCTCGCGCAGCTTGTTGTAGGCGTCCTCGGCGCGCAGCGTGTCGAACTCCTGGCGCTCTTTTTCCTGCACGTTGTAGACGCGCACGGCGGCGTCTTCTGCTGCGGCGCCGAAGCGCTGCAGGCCGCGACCGATGGCGTCGGACACCTCGGGCGCGCGCGCCTGCGGCACCACGCCAAAGCCGCTGGGCGTCTGGCGCTCCTGGTAGACGGGAATGCGCACAGGCATCTCAGGGCCCTCTGTAGTCTCGGTTGACGACCGGCGCGTTGTTGGTTCCCTGCGGCAGCATGCCGTAGGCCTTGCTCGCACCGCCCAGCAGGCTTGCACCGGCGTTGAGGTAGGCGCCGGTCATGGCGTCCTTCGCTGCGCGCCTGCTGGCCTGGGCCTGCATGCGGTCGAGTTCAGACTGCGCCATCAGGCCGCGCGCCTTCATCTGGCTTTCGTAGCGGATGGTCAGCGCGTCGAGCTCGGCGGCCACAGCGTTCTGCTTGATGACGTCGGCGTTGCTGCCCTCCAGGCCGGCGCCAGACTGCGCGGCAGCGGCGATGGCCGCGCCCTCGAAGGCCCGGAACTGGCGGCGCTGCTGCTCCTCGGCGGCGCTGCCCTGCATGGCCGCGACGTCGGCGTTCATGCGCGTAACGGTGGCGTTGTATTCGGCTGCGTTGGCCGCGGCCTGCGCTTGCGCAGACTGCGCCTGGCCCTGCTTGATCGCGCCCAAGGCCTGCACGGCGCTTGATGCGATGACGATGGCTTCCATGTCAGTGCTCCTCGCGCACGAGCGCGTAGAGGTCGCAATCACGACCGTCCGGGGTGTAGGCGCGCATGCGGCCCTCGCGCTGGAAGCCGAGCATCTTCGCCCAGCGGTGGCCCTCCTCGAAGTCGGTCACCACGCCAGTCTCGACGCGCCGAAAGGCGTGAACGTCCAGCGCGCGTTTCACGGCCCGATGCACGCCGAAAAAGTGCGGGCCCGCAGCGCCGCTGATCAGCGCCCAGGCCACCGCGCGGCCAGGCCACTGCGGGATCAACCCAGCGCAGGCGATCACCACGCCGTTGACCACCGCGGCGTAGCAGGGCCCAGCCTGCGCCAGGCTCTGGCCATAGGCGGGGTCGCCCAGCACGGGACGCATGCTCTCCTGCGCCGGCTGCAGCAGCAGCGCCTGCAAGTGCTCGGGGTGGAAGGGCTGGATGTTCATTGGCGGTCGAAGGTCATCACCTGCGGCATGATGGCCACCACCGTCATCGGCAGCGGCTGCGTCTGGCGCACCATGCAGTATCCGTCGAAGTCGTAGCCTCCGGGCCATTCCATGAGCTTGTCGCCGGTGAATAGCGGCGGCGGCGCGTCCATGGGGTCGGAGCCCGAGCGGAACTCGATCGTGTCGAGCGTGCTGGCGTTGGGGCCCGCCTTGGCACCCAGCGTGTTGAGGAAGCGGATCACCGTCTTGTTGATGCGCTTGGTCTTGCCCTGCGCCGTGCCGTCGCCTGCGCCGGCCTCGATGCGGTTGGTCTGCAGCGTCGAGGTGTAGCCCAGGCCGACCTGCACCGTGGAGGCCGGCACCTGCAGCGTGATGGCGCCGCTGGTCACCACCCGGTCAGGGTGCGCCGCGCCGTCAGTCAGCACCTGCACCGTCTGGCCCTCCAGCCAGGTCAGGCCCGAGATGGTGGTGGCCGGCGCGCCAGAGTAGGTGGCGCCGCTGTCGACGTAGTAGCAGGATGCCTGCGTGTCGCCGTCGCGGTATTCGCGCTCCAGGTATTCGACGTAGCGCTTGGTCGTGCCGTTGATCGTGCGCTTGACGATCACCCACAGCTCGTCGCGGTCGCGGTCGGGCGCCGAGATGGTGCAGACAGACTCGACCTCTGCATCGCCGGATGTGTAGGTCACAACATCGGCTGCACGGGTCACGGCGGCGTTGGTGGTGGGGATGTAACTGGTGGGGAAGGCTCCGACTTCGAGTTGAGCGCCCCAGACAAGCGTTTGGCTTGCCGTGGTTTGAGCTCCAACATTGCCAGGATATACAAGTGCCGTAATGTTGCTCGGCGCGGTAAGCGTTGCATAGATAGCGCACCTATACCAACCGTTGCCAACCGCTTGAATCGTTGGCGAGGCAGCAGACACTCCCGTTCCGCTAACAGATGCCGCACTCGCCGTGCCAGCGCCAGATAAAGTAAAGTCTGCTCTTACGGTGTTTGCAACTCCTGCATCACCAGAAAGAAGTATTCTGCAAAGTGTGTCCGTAGAGTTTGCTTTACAAAAAACGCTGTAGGCGTAAGTACCCGCTGTCGTGCTTGCGGTTCTGTAAAACATCGCGTTGAATGATGTGGCGGCGTTAATAGCCAGCAGTGCAGCAGTAGTTGTTCCGTCTGGCGCAACTGCGGCGTTTACCGTTGTGTCAAGCGTGGCAAACGTTTCATACCACGCATTGTTCCCAGCCACAGTGCCGATGCTTGAAAAGTTCGACGGGTAGATGCTGTTGGCGCTGGATGGCTCAACCAACAGGCCCAGGGAATCGAGCGTCACAGGGTTGTAGCCGTAACGCGGCTCATCCACTGCGGCCGTCCGCAAAACTCCAGAGGCATCGAAATAGGTCGCCGTGCTGGCGCGCGCAAAAGTGTCGATGATGTCTTCACGCGAGCCGCCCAGGATGTGCCGGTGCCAGCCGACCGTGTCCTGCTCCTTGTTGTAGGTGAACCCGAGGAGCTGGCCGTCGCCGCGCACCGCCCACACCGCGAGGTAGGGCTCCTTGTGCCAGGTCGCCTGCTGGATGCCGCCAACCGTGACATGCTCGGCCAGCACGGTCAGATCCTGCGACTGGAAGCCGTTGCTCTGGATGGCGAATGTCAGCTCCTTGAGCTTGCGCCCGGACTTCTGCACCGCCAGCACGGAGTTGCCCACCCGCAGCGGCGTCACCGCGCGAGAGCCCTCGTTCGTTTCCTGCTCGATCTTGATGTTGCCAGGGGCGAATGGTTCGCTGGTGCTGTTCTCCGAGCAGGAAAACTCTGTGCCGGCAGTGCCGATAAGGAGCTGCTGCGCGGGCGCCAGCCACTGCACCTGGTTGACCTGGTCGGAGGAGATCGTCGCCTGGATCGCGCGGTCGGCCACGATCTGGCCCGAGTCGTCCTTGGCCGCGAAGTTCTCGAAGTCGGCCGCCACCGAGAAGTAGAGGGTCTGATCCTTGGCCAGCGTCAGGCGCTCGCGGAAGAAGGTCACCCGGTTGGGGTAGCCCTCGGCGCCACTGAACGAGCCCAGCGCCCAGCGGAAGGTGGCATTGCCAGATCCCACCACGCCGGCCGGCAGCGGGTTGTCGCCCATCACCGTGGCCGTCACCACCGTGCCAGAAGTGAATCCGGTGATCTTGGCGTAGCCGTAGCCCGAGTCGACGAACTGCCAGGTCAGGCCCTCCAGCTCGATGTTGGTGCCGACCTTGCCGCCGCCGCCGCCATCGGCCGCCGATCCGTAGGTGTGAATCGGCTTGTCCGGGCCCGTGCGCCAGGCCTTGCCGGCTGTCGGCGTGCCGCTGGTCGTGCAGTTGTAGGTCTTGCCGTCGCTGCGCCGCTTGGTGTTCACCGGGTTGAGGACGAACTCCTCGCCGGCCGTCCAGGGCTTGATCGTCGACAGGTCGGCAGGCTCCAGGTAGACGTAGCTGCCCACCATCGCCGCCGTGAAGATCGCCGAACTGGCGGTCAGCGTCACCGAGCCGGTCGTGGCGCTCGCGTAGACCGTCTTGGCCCGGTCAGCGTTCTGCGTCTTGAACGGGCCGTTCAGCAGCTCGACGGCGCCCAGCGTCCACTTGGTGGCCGAGAAGCGGGAGAGCTTCTGCAGCGGGTAGCTCGGGTGCGCGATGTAGAGGACGTCGCCGGTCTGCGCGAGAGACAGGCGGAAGGTGCCGTCGTTGGCGTCGGTCAAGTCAGCCGTCGTCCAGGGCGTCGGGATCTCGTAGACCGTGCCGGTCAGCGGATACCAGTAGGTGGCGTTGGGCGGCGCGTTGCCGGTGGTCGCGGCGATGCAGTAGTAGTTCACCCCGCCAGAGGACGCGAGGTCGCCCACCGCATAGGCCGTGGCGCCGTTGTAGGCCGTCACCGTGCCCGTCTGCAGTTGCCCGTGGTTCGTGTAGAAGCGCAGGTACTGGTTGCCGAACTCCAGGATGTAGGCCTGGGCGGTGGAGAACTCGAAGCGCGCCAGCCAGGTGCGGTTGGCGCTGGTCTTCACCTCGGCCACGAAGCGCGTGCCGCCGCGGCGCACCGCAGGGCCCTGCACGGTGGGGATGAAGTTCTCCAGGACGCGGCAGCCGTTGCTGTACTTGGCGATGTCGACGCGCCCGTCGAGCAGCGGCGAGAGCTCCCCGGCGTTGAACGTGGACCGAATCGGCGATGCCTTGGGCATCAGAGCCTCCCGAAGATCCAGGTCGTGTCGGCCTGCAGCACCGGCTGGCGCTCGATCGATCCCGCTTTGACCGCAAGGTTCACGGCCTGCTTGTATTCGTCCCAGGCCTGCTGGCGCTTGGGCGTGGACTGCGTCAGATCCTCGGCGATCTCGGCCGCGATGCGGCAGGCCAGCGCCTCGCGGAACAGCGCGTCCCAGGCGTTGGGGTCGGTGATCTGGGCGACGTAGCGCAGCTTCAGCGGCGCGCCGATGCTGGTCAGGATGACGTTGCCTTCGAGGACGTAGTCGAGGAACTCGGCATTGACGTAGCCGTCAAGGTTTACATCGGGAAACCGATCGTCGACCATGTCCAGCTTGAGGAAGTCGGCCGGCACCTGGTACTGAAAGTTGTAGCCAAAGGTCGGCGCCGCCACGAGCGCGGCCAGCTCCACCCGCTTAAGGCTGAACTGCCAGCGGTGCGCGCGCAACTCGGCGTCACGCAGGTCGTCGAAGCAGGACGAGACGGCCCGAGCCTGCTTGTTGTCGTCGGCCAGCGAGGTGATGCGCGCTGCGCCGAGCTTGGTCAGCGCGCGGTTGGCGACCTGGATGACGGAGGCCATGGGCCGGCCTCCGTCAGTTCACAACGAAGAAGTCGAAGACGGTCGTGGCCGTCGCGGCCGCGTTGCCGGTGACGGTGAACGAGCCGGCAGCCGGCGTGACACGCACGCTGGTCAGCGTTGCATCGCCGCCGGCCAGGCTGACGAAGACCTTGCTGGCCGCCGTCACCTTGCTGTTGGTGATCACGACCGTCGAGCCCGCCGCCGCGAAGGCCGCGCGCCCTGACAGGTTGTTGTTGGTCGCGTTGCCGGGCGTTCCACTGCTGTCGGTTGACACTACGGTGAAAGTGTCCAGTCGCGTCAGCGTCGTCAGGCCGGTTGTCGTGGCGCCGAGCGTGACGTTGGCGGTCGTTGCTGTCAGCGTTTTCGCGCCAGTGCCGCTGCATGAGAATGTGCCGTTGCTTTGGGAGTAACTCCCGAATACGCTCAGAGCTCCACCGACAGTGAAGTTGTCGACCTGGCCGTTGCTCTGAAAGAACGTATACGTTAGCGCTCCAGCCGACCCCGCATCGTTGACGATGAAGATGTCTCCCGCCACGCCAAAGGGGCCAAAAGTCTGGTCGATCGCCAGAGGGCCAAAGCTGCGGCTGCTGTTGCTTGGCGGCGGCGCCTCTGGGTTAGTCGGCACGAACCAGATGCGGCCACTTTGGTTGTGGCTGGTCTGGATGCGGATGCGCTGATTTTCAGGAAGGCCTTGCGTGTATTGCGCGCCAGGATTGAGCGTTGGCATGTGTGTGCTCCTTCAGATCAGCCGCAGCCGACAAGGAAGGCCGAGAGGCCAGACGGCGTGCCGCCAGACACGGCAAAGCGCACCTGCCCGGCTGGCAGCGAGATGCCGCTCTGGTTGGCCGGCAGCGCCGTGAAACGCACCAGCGAGCCCGTGAACACCTGAACGGTGGTCCAGGTGTTGCTGGGCGACAGCATTTCGAGCTGCACGGTCGCGCCCCCGATGGTGCCGTTGGCGAAAAACATGTACTCGCCGCCGCGGATGTTGACGCCGCTGCCAGTGGCGGCGCCGTTACTCAGCAGCGTGTAGGAACTATCGTCCCCGCGACGGATCGGCATGGTCGGCCTCCGTTACCAGGGCTTGCCCTGTCGGATGATGAAGTTCTCCAACTGCCGCAGGCAGGTGATCAGATCCTGCAGGCTGGGCACGTTGGCGTTGGTGTTGATGACAACCTCGACGTCGCGCGAGGTCGTCGTGGCGCCTTGTGCGGGCGGCGTGTACTCGTTCTGTCCGGTGTTCAGGCCGAAGTAGTAAGGCATCGTCTTGCTCCTCTGAGAGTAGAGAAAGGGGCCAGGTCACCCCGGCCCCTGATGCGTCAGGTCGCGTCCGAGAAGAACAGGTCGATGACCAGCGTGCCGGAGGCCGGCAAGCTCGCAGCGCCGATCGTCACAAAGACGCTCTCTTCTGCCGTCAGCGCCGGATCGACAGCGCCGATCTGGGCGGCCGGCCCGAACATCGTCGGCGTGTCCACCGCGGTGAACACCGCACCCGCGCGGTACTTGCCGGTCGTGCCGGTGATACCGACGGCCACGGTGGACGAGCCCAGCGACACCGTCGAGGTGATCACCCCGAAAGCGAACGTGGCGCCAGCCGGCAGGTTGCCGACGACCAGCGTGTCCGAGGTGGTCTGCGTGCCCAGAGTGAACGTGGCGCGCAGCCGGCGCAGGTTGGATTGGTAGGCGCTGGCGCGCGACCTGTAGCCGACAGGGGCTGCCGTCTGGTTGGCGGTAGTGGTGCCAGCCAGCTCTTGGGAAAGGTATGCAGGCATGTCAGGCTCCTCAGACGCAGTTGATGATCACGCAGCGGCGCTCTTCCAGGCGAGTCGCACCGAACGTGCCGGTGACGTAGACCTGGTAGGAGTTGCGCTTGTCGGGCCGGCGGTCGATGGTCGTGGTGATGTCGTTCCACACGCCCATGGACATGCCGCTCTTGGCGAACACCGGCACCATGAACCGCGAGCCGGTGGTGTACTGGCCGTCAGAAGAGCCGGTCGGCACGCTCGGGTTGATCGCGGCGTTGAAGCCGGCGGCGCCCGGGATGCGCTCGCTGATGATGAAGTTGATGCCCATGAAGGCAGAGATCCTGCCGTCGACCAGCACCGGCTTGGTGTTGTAGTCGAGGCTGATCGCCTGCGCTTCGTTGAGCAGGTCATCGTGCTGGCGGGCGCTGATCACGGCGCAGAGCTGGTCGTTGTCGACGTCAACCAGGCCTTCCATCAGGATCCGCTTGGCGCGGCGCAGCTTGGCGATGTTCAGACCCGTCGCCGCCGAGGCGCCGACAGTCGCCGCCACCATCTGCGAGCCAGAGTTGAACGCCGACAGCAGACCCGTGGAGGTCGTGCCGTTCTCGCCGGTGTTGTTGGCGTTGAAGAACCCGCTGATGATTTCGTCGTCGATGGCGCGACCCATCGCCCACGCGCCGGCCATGGCGTAGGAGCTGGTCGGGTCGATCAGCATCCGCAGCTTGTCCTGGTTGTCCACCAGGTCGGCCCAGTCGTAGTCGTTGGGGTACATCCACCGCTTGTCTTGCGGGGTGCTGATCAGCGGCGTGTCCGAGTGCCGAGATTGGTTGCGCACAGGGCTGACCGAGCCGAACTGCTCAGCGACCGAAGCGGCCTTGCCCATGTACTTGTAGGACTGCACAGCGTTGCGCAGCTTCGAGCCCTGCTGCTGCAGGAGCATCATCACATTCGTCGAGTATTGTTGGACGAATGCGTTATTGACGTTGAAAGACATGATCTACCTTTCGAAGGTGGAGTTGAACCTGCCGCTCAGGCGGCGCTCTTCGGAAGGCTTGTCCGGTGTTGGGCCGGGGCCGTATTTGTCGCTTGACCCGGCCCTTGTGGGGTTGTCGGGCCTTGCGCACCACAGATCCAGGTCAGGTACTCGCGGGCCATCGCAATGACCTCGCTCGGCGCCAGCCCTGGACGGTGCGCTAGCTGCAGGCATTCTAGACGCAGCATTGGATCCTGCACGGGATTTCTCGACGGTGTTGCGGCTTTCGCATCACTGGCCGCCATAGGCCACCTCCATCAGGCGCTGCAGCTCGGCCTTCGCGTCGGCGTTGCCGCCCAGGTACTTGGCAGACCAGTCGCGGTCCTCGCGCAGTGAGGAGATCCTCTGGCGCGCCGCCTCGGGGGTCAGGCCGAAGGAGTTTGTCGAGCGCCCGCTCTCGAAGGTGTGCTCGGTCAGGCCGCGGCCGATGCGGCTCATGAACTTCAGCATCTCGGCGGTGCCGAAGGCGTTTTCCAGCGCTTCGAGCTTGCCCTGGTCGAGGCCGAACTGGCGCGCGGCGCGGCGGCCCAGCTCGACGTTCTCCTCCCAGGCCTGGCCCCATTCGCCCTTGAGCGCCTGGATGTCCTGCTCGACCTTGGCGGCCTGCGCCTGCTGCGCTGCGCCTACCTGGCCGGTGGCCTGCTCGTTGTACCAGTTGGCGAGCTCGGCGGCCTGCGCCTTGCTCAAACCCAGCTCGTGGAACTTGCCGGCGGCGGCCTTGAGGAAGTCGCCGTTGCCGCCCTCGGGGAGCTGCAGGCCGTAGTCGTCGGCGCTCTTGGGCCGGCCCAGCGCATCGTAGACGCGGGACCAGCCGTCCTTGTCCTCGGCGCCCTTGGGCATCGGGATCTTCTCCGAGCCCAGCAGCTTCTCCAGGTTGCGGTAGCCGTTGGCCAGCTCGACGGGATCCTTCCAGCCCTTGTTCTGGACGTAGCCCTTGAGGTCGCCGTCCTCAATCCCGTCGTACCAGGCGCCAGGCGCCGGGGCTGGGGCAGGGGTAGGGGATGCGGCCCCCTGGCCGCCCTCGTTTCCGGCGGCAGGAGCTGCAGCCGGGTTGCCCGCCAGAACCGCGGACCCGCTCATCGCATCAGACATCGTCGTTCCTTTCGCCCTCTGAGGGCTCGACCAGGTTGAACACTTGCTTCTCGTCAACGTGCAGGTGCGCCATCAGGCGCATCCACACCTCACGCCGACCCTCGGCCATTGCCATGGCCAGGGGGTCGATCGTCTTGCTCACCGGCGACAGCACCATGGTCGAACCAGTCGCGCGGCAGAATCGTCGCAAGTCTGCGAGCACAATCTCTGCGCTTGGGTGCAGCCGGCCCTCGGCGTCCATGAAGGTGCGCCGGTAGGCCAGCTTGCGGCGCAGGACTCGCTGGATCAGCTTGTGGATCATGCGGGGAAGATGGCAGGCGCTTGCTGCGGCGGCGCGGCGCCGGCCAGGCTCTGGGCCTGCGCCAGGTCACGCACGGTGCGGCCCACCACCGGCGCGGCGGCCAGCAGTTGCTGCGCCTGCGCGGCCTGGGCCTGCGCCTCCTCGATGGCGGCGATCTGCTGCTTGCTGCGCAGCACCTTGGCCGGCACGCCGTTGATGTCGGCCAGCTCGCGCGCCACCGCCTCGGGGTCGAACAGCATCATCACCTTCGGGTCGATCTGCGCCAGCGGCGTCACCGCCTCCAGCGTGCGCATGATGGCCACGCCCTCGTCGGCGCGCTGGGCACGGTTCAGCGGCGAGACGTATTCGATTTCCACCGAGCCGCCAGCCTCCAGCATCGCGTCTGGCATCGGCGGCAGCGCCCCGGCGTGGCCGAGGATGTCGATCTCGCGCTCGATCAGCGGGCCGAGGAACTCGCTCTGCTGGCGGCCCATGGTCGGGGCCAGCAGCGCGCCCTTCTCCTGCGCGCGCAGCATGGCCTCGGTGGCCGTCATCTGCGGGCTCTCCACCAGGATCTGGAACAGCGTCACCAGGAAGGCGTCGTTGATGACGCGGCGGCGCTGCTCCATCATGTCCAGGCCGATGTCCACCCGGGCGTTGGTCTGCAGCGGCTGCACCGTCTGCCGGCCCTGCTCGTCGACGCCGCCGTAGTTCAGCGCGCCAGGCCGAAGGTCGAAGGCCTGCAGCGCGCCGTCGTCCTGCAGCAGCAGCGGCGGATCGACGATCTTGTGCGCGGCGCGGATCACCGTCTTGCTCATCTCGTTGAGCATCTTGATGTCGGGCAGCACCGTCATGGCCGGCGATCGCCCGTAGACCTCGCGCGGCCCGGTGACGTAGCGGCCGATGGCGTAGGGCATGGTGCGGAAGCCGCCCTCGCTCACCAGCTCGCGGCCCTCGATCGAAACGTAGCAGGACGCAAAGGCCATGCCCTTGTAGTCCTTGCGCCCGTAGTCGGCGTCCTCGCGCGGCATCACCGCATGCACGAAGTCGAAGTTCTGCTCGGGGTTCTTCTCGGCGGCGTCCTTGATCCGCTGCGGGCACTTGTCGCCAAAGCGCTGCATGGCCTGGCGCGCCGTCATCGGGAAGCGCCGATGCACCGTGTCGACCACGCCCTGGTGGTTCTCGGCAATGTAGAGCTCGGACAGGTGGACCGTGCGGTAGCGCAGGCCCTGGCCCAGCGTCTCATCGATGAACACGCCACCGGTGCCGAAGGCGCCCAGGCTCATGTAGGCCTCGTTGGCCTGGCTGGCGAAGTTGGCCCGCGGCGAGTAGCGCGCCGTGAACAGCACCTGCGTCACCTGGTCAAGGTAGGCCTGCACCTCGGGGTCTTCCTGCAGCCGCTCGTCGGTCACCCGCAGCTTGTGCCAGCGCTGGGTGCGCGGCGTGAGCATCGACTCCATGGCCGCGGCAAAGCGCTCCAGCGCCAGGGTTGCCGTGGCATCGAACACCTTTTCCGTGCGCTTGTCGCCCGGGTTTCGCACCACGCGGAAGAAGTTGGCCCTCGGCAGGATGCGCTCGGCGATCTCTCGCCAGTGCTGATCCCAGATGGCCCGCATGTCGGCCATCCGCTCCTGACGCTGGATGATGTCGAGGGCGCGGCTGTCCATGATCAGCTTCCCAGGAGCTGCTTGGCGCCGCTCGTCGGCGGTGTCGACAGGTCGCCGCCCACGCCGGTGAGGATGCTGGCGGCGCGGCCGCGGCGGCCGGCCAGGCGGTCCTGCGCCTGCTGTGCCTGGCGCGCGTTGTCCAGCGTCGGCACCGGCAGCGGGGCAGGGGGCGGCGGGGGCGCAGGGATCTTGGGGCTTGAGAAGATTCCGCTCATGTTGGTCACCCGAGGATTGCGTAGTCGGAGATCGCGGTCGCCTGGCGCATGGCTGGGCGATCGCGGCGAACGAGGGTCCGCGCTTCACCGGCGCCGACCAGAAGGTATTGTGCCGCTTCCGCAACGTGCGAATACGGGCCTTTGTCCGGAACGTCGCGGTAGCGCTCGTCGCCCGTCACCTGCACCCGCTTGAACTGGTAGCCGCCGGCCATGGCCTTGCGCAGCACCGTGCAGCGGGGGTGGATGAGGAGCCCGGGCGCGCCGTCGATCAGCCGGCTCAGGCAGGTGGCGACGCTCTCGCGCCGCTTGGTGAAGTCGTTGGTCGGGGCAGGGCGGGCCTCGACGCCGGCGGCCTGCAGGATCTGAAACGGCGTGCGCTCGTCAGTCTGCGCGCGGCCCTCGCCGGCCGGATCGCCGGTGATCGACCCGAAGGCCATGCCGGGGTAGCGCTCGTGCATGGCGTTGCGCAGCAGCTCGGCAAAGCGCACCGCGCCCATGTCCTCGGTGACCAGCTCGGAGTGGATCCGCCAGCCGCCCATGGGCAAGCGCTGCCCGAACACCGCGGCCGGCGTCAGGCCGAAGTCGATGCCGATGTGGATCGGCTGGCCAGGCAGAAGCTCGAACTCCTTGACATGCACCGAGTCGCGGAACTCCGGGTAGACCGGCTTGCCGTCGCGCACGAAGCCGTAGTCGGCGTGGACGTAGACCTTGACCCAGTCCTCGCTCTTGCCGGCCACTTGGCGCTTGTAGTAGCCGCGGCCGGCCTCGCGCCGCACCGGGTCGCCCTCGGGCAGCACCAGCGTGTCGGGCGTCTGGTTCAGCCAGTCGAGGTTCTCGGCGTCGGGGTCGAGGCCGCCCGGCTGGCGGAAGAAGGCCCAGCCCTCGGGATGCGTCTCCTCGGCCAGCTTGTAC